TAGGTGTTGATGTCGTTCCTTTTGCGTAGATTTTATTTATTTTTTCTACTGTCAGGAATGCATCCGCCTCTTTTTCAGTGTCAAAGACACCGTAAATTCTCCAAACACCGTCCGCACGTCTTGCCATTGATTTGAATGACATTGTGTCAGACTGTGGATTTAGTTTTTCAGTTCCGGCTGTTTCCGCTGAAAAATCACTTGTGCTGTATTTTGTTCGTAACAGCCACACTGCTAAAATTTTACCGTCGTTTAACGGTGTCATAAATCCTGTTGCAAATTCGGCAGGGTCGTCCTTTTCTGTTGATACATAAATTCCGTCCTCTGTTAATGTTTCATCTAACAACATTGCCTGTTCTGCCGGTGAAAACATTGTTCTTTGCGCCTTACCGTCATAACCTGTACACTTTGACAATACGTCAGTGCAATCGTCACTGTCTACGTCTGTTGTTTGTGTTTTTGCAGTTAAATCAATATTCTGCACATTTAGCAAATGTTTAACTTCGTCGTATTCAACTTTAGGCTCACCGCCTGTCATTGCCGCACTTTTATCACTGATTATTTTTGCAATTCTTAATCCTTTTAAACCTGTTCTGATTTGCATAATTTTATACCTCCATTTTTAACGTTACATTTATCGGTTTGTGATATATATTTGTATCTGATTCGTACATATCGTTTTGCAGTTCTACCCTGCACATCAAAAAATCTGTTTCCAACGTTTCTTTTACTGCCTTTGATAGTTCAAACAAATTATTCTGTTTGCTCCAAATATCCAAACGCGCGATAACAGTATTCATTATTGCGCTGTCATCAGCATATTCGGAATCGTTATTCAGCATTTCAAACATTGTTATTCGCGGAAACAAATTTTTGTCTTTGTCCGGTGCTCTCGGATTGTTGTATATTGCGGCTATTTTTTTCGTTACCGCCGCAGATTTTTTCAATGACTGATATATCATTAACATTGTATCTTGCAACGCTATCCCTCCAATCTTGACTTGATTTCTTGCTCTAATGCCGATTTCATTTTTGGTTCAACGACAGATTTAACTGCCGCCTCTGCTTTTTTCATAAACGGTCTTGCCACCATTTTGCTTGTACCGTTTTCAACATAAAATAAATACTGTGCAATGCTCCAATCCAATTTAGCACCGTCACCGTCAAACACTCCAACTAACTTATATCGTCCGCCGTAGCCGTCACGCGTTTTACTCGCCCGAACGTGATTTCGGGCGTGAAAACTGTCTTTTTCCTTTCGGTCATATGGAACGTGCGGTTTGAATGTGCTGACTGCCAACGGTGCTACTTCGTCCAACACTTTGTCGGCCACTTCGTTCATTGATACACCTAAATTTTCAATTTTCAGTACCAATGACGAAAACCCCTCATATTCAACGCCGTATTTAGCCATTGTTGACCGCCTCCGCCGTTATGATTTGTATGTCGTGCGATTCGGATGCGTCGTTTATTGCACGGATATTATAATATGTCCCACCGTATTTTATATAGTGGTCCTCTGTCAGATTTTTTTTGTATCTGATTGTAAACGTCACCGTTCTTTCGGCATTTACCGCCGCCGCAGTAAAATACTCTGAACCCCTAACGTGTTTCACATTCGCCCAAACGGTACAGACGGGGACATATTTCTGTCCCTCGTCGCGTCCTGTTTCAGGATTGATACCGTCTGTTAATTCGCAAATTTCAACACGTCTGTTTAATTGTCCGGCATTTATCATCAGCAACACCTCACAATAAATTCACGGAATGCAGTGCCAAAATCTGCGTAACTGTCGGATTTTCTTTGTCAGACTGCACTGTCATTTGTCGATTGTCGTACATATCACCGCACAACACCAACGCCGCAATCGTCAAATCCTCGTAGTTATCCATTTCTTCATCAGTTAAACCGGTGTACGATTTTATGTACTGAATGGACGCCGTATGAATAGTTGAAAATGTTTGTTCTTCGCCCTCATACTCCGCACGCAGATATTCGGCTATGTATTCATCTGTTAATTCGCTGATTTTCATATCTGCCACCTATTATGCAGCTTTCATTTTCAAACCTGCGATTTTTTGGCTTTCAACGATTTTACTGTCAAATTCAGTGTAACCGCATACACCGATTGCGTATTGTGTCGCATATTTTTCAAGTAGTACGTTGATTTCCATAGCGTTGGCTAATTTGACATACAAACCGGACATATCGCCATATACAATAGTTGTTGTGCTTGCCGCGATTTTAGGTGCATTTTCTGAAACGTATACAGGCTTACCCAACAGCTCCCAACCGAACTCTTTTGTAATATCGCGGTTTAGTATGTAATTACCCTCGTTATCCTTTAACTTTCGGATTTGTGCCAGTGTTTCTTTGTTCATAATCCAGCACGCATTTTGTTGGAACTGCTGTGGCACTGTCATTTGAACGTCAATCAATTCATCAGCTATAATATCCTTTGCACTTGCTGATGTAACTAAATTCGTTGTTTCAAATACACCTTGATATTTATTTTTTTGACCGTTTAACAATCCCTTTTCAAGAAATTCTGCAATATTTTCAGCTACTTTATTGATTGTAAATGATACCAAATCAAAACCGCTCTGATTGATTAATGATTTAGAAATCAGTTTCAATACGCCGACAATATAGTTTTCAAGTGTTATTGTCGTGAATTTACCCGAACTTTCGGTCAATTCCTGCATATCTTCCACTAATGTAGCACCTGTATCAGTTGTATCGTCGTAAACAGGGAACGACAAATTACCGCCAACGTTGTATATTGTCGCCATACTGTAAATAGGTGATAATTCTTTCACTCTTTCGATAATACGGTCAGCGATTGTCGTTGGAATCAAGGCTTTTCCGCTGTCTGCTGACGTGCTTAGCGCCCTTGTTTCACCTCTTAGGAACTTTTCAAATTTTGCCTCATCCGCCGCACGTTGTTCCATATTCTCTTTTTTTGCTCCGCCAAATTCAGCACTTGACAAACTTCTTGCCTCATTTTGTGCTTTTAATGTTTTATCAATTCCGTCAATTTCTTTTTTGATTTCATCAAATCTTGATGTTTCATCATCTGTCAACGCTCTTGTTTCCTTTTCTGCGTCTTTGATGATGTTTTCCATTTCCTCAACCAGATTATTACGTTGTTCAATCAAATCCGGTAATGCTCTTGTTTCAAATTTTCTTGCAGCTTTTCTTTCAAAATCTCTAAATATTTGCTTTTTACTTTTCATTGTATTGTCCGCCTTTCATCTTTAAAAACTCAACTTCGTGTTTGTAACGTGAAATTAATGCACGTTTTTCTTCTTCGTCCTCGTCGTTCTTTTCTTTCTTCTCTTGCTTTGCTGTTTCTTTAACGACTTGACTTTCGTCCTCATAACTTCGTCTTTCAAATGCTTTTTCTTGGTCTGAACGTTGTTCAATGCTTGTTGCTATGTATGCCGGTGTAACACTTAGAATTGATACTTCGGACATATCAATGTCCTTCAAATATCGGTGTTGCATACCGTCGTCAGCGTCTTTCCATTCGTCAGCACAACTATAGAAACCAAAACTCCAACCGCGTAACTCGCCTTTGTTGGCCTTTTCGATAACTTCGGGGTCTGCTACGTCACACGACGCAAACAATCCGATATTATCTTCACGCAGTTGCAATTCACCTGTTTCTGTCGAACCCAAAATTTTATCCGCTCTGTGATTAAAACGTAATTCAACGTTTGGATTTCGTCTTAACGACTTTGCGAATGTTTTCGGTTCTACACGTTCTATGAACTTGCCGTGACTTGACGAAATCGGACGGCTGTCACGTCCGGTCGCACAAACATAGCCCTCAATATGAACGCTATTCGCTCGTATTTCCACTCTTATCACCTTTAACACCCCCTTTCATTTCCTCGACATCTACTGTCTGATTTGTGTTTGGTGTATATACTTGTCCCTTTTGCGGGTAGTATAAAACGTCGTTTAATCCCAATTTGACAAAATCCAAACCTAATGGCGGTAATCCTTCCATTTCTCGGACTTCATCTATTTGAATGAAATTGTTTTTAATACCTGTTTCATATGCGGCATATCTCTTTTGCATATCGCCTTTTAACAGTGTCTTGGTATCTATCGAAAATGACAACTTGCCGTATTCACTTTGCAGTAGCAAATCTTTATTCAGTGCCGTTTCAATGGCTTTGATAATCGGCAAAATTGCCGATTTGATACCGTTGTTATAGTTTTCATCACTGCACGTCCCGTTGATTATTTCAGGGGACAGGTTGAATAACTTTGCTATTTCAATCGCGTTTGCCTCTTTGTTTTCTTTCAACTGCATTTCCACACTTGACAATGACGCCTCTGTGAATTTTAAACCGTTGTTTAACACCATTATGTTCTCTTCGTTGTTTCTGTAAAATCGTTGCCACGTTCTTTTTAATTTGGTTAATGCCGATTCCTCTAATCGTTTTTCCGATTGTAAAAAACCTTTTTTGCCGCCGGATTTGACAAGACTGTTTTCAAATTTTAACGTGTTGTATGCCACTGACAACATCTTATTGTTTTCTTCGATTATGCCTTTGCCTGTAGCTCCATTTTCACTGCGACGTGTCAGTTTTAAAAACTCCCAATCGCAGTATTTCTGACCGTTCACCATTATGTCATAATCTTTAAATATCGGGTCTGTTCCCTCGATTACGGAAACTTTTGACGATTTCACATAGTGCAGACTTTTAACGGCGTTTCGATTTCGGTTGATAAAAATATATCCCTCACCGTCTGTCAGAACATCAGATAACCACGCCGTTTTCATCTGAAATGCGTCTAATTTATCGCCTGTTTCACTGTTTAACAGATGAACTCTGAAATCATCTTCGACATTACCGCCGCCGTTAATATCTTTCAGAACTATCGGCAACATTGCTATTGTATTGGCTATGAAATTTACACAACTTGTCACGGTCGGAATGCTCATAGCCTCGTCTTTTGAAATCGTATCGCTTACACCTGCGATTAATTCAATGATGTTTGTACCGCTATCTTCCGCCGCACGTCTAAAAAATTTTCTTTTCCACATTTTTTCTTTCACTCCCTTATGCTGTTTGTATGCCCCAATCTAATCCGGTGTCGAAAATTTCGTGTTGTTGCATTATGTACACGGCTATGATTGTAGCGACAACCATATCAACCTTGCCCGCAGAACGTTTTTTATTGACGTACTTGTTTTTGTTCGTATCTTCTGTACATTTTGCATTTTGGTAATTGATTTCGTACAATTCGTTTGCCTTGTATAAAAATTGGTGGTTTAAAATACATTCCTTTAACAGTTTTGTCGGTGCGTGCAAAGTTCGTGAGTGTTGCTCTACTTCCGTCACGTTATAGCCGGCACGCTCCCATTTTTGTGCCGACGACATTGCATTGCGTCGGTCATATCCAATATCAATGATTTTGACGCCGTACTGTTCTTCAATCTTCATTACATATTCTTCAATAACCGCGTAATCGACAACTCTGTCACCGCACGCCACGCACTGCATTTGTTTTATAAAATGCCTGTAATCCACACGTTCCGTCGCACTTTTTTCGTCTGTCCGTGCCTCGGGTATAAATGCCAGTGGCTCGCAATAAACCACTCCGTCAACATATGCCACCATTACAACGGCACAGTTATCTGTTGTTTCCGCCAAATCGACACCAATATAAACGTCTAATCCGGTCCAATCAATCTCGCCGTTCTCTAATCGACACGCCTTTACGTCTGCAACGTCAATATAGCTTTCAGTTCCTATTCCTTGATAAATTATGTTGCAGTGCTTTGTAACAAAATTTTCACGGCGGCTCGGCATTTGTATAGCACGTTCCCTGTTGTCTTTCAAATCTTTCATTATGCTTGGGATTTCTAACGCTAACGGATTGGACTGCTCCAATATTCCGTCGTCCCTCATCCATTCATCTTCTTTGGTGTTGTCCGGTTCATACAGCAACGCAAAAACTTTGTTGTCATTGATTACTCCGTCCAAAACGTTTTTTGCATACTGTACTTCGTCCTCGAACGGATTATCGAACGTCGGGTATTTAGTGCTAATGATACAGCCTAATTTATTCAGTATTGTCAACTGTCCTGAACGCATTGCCTCAATCGCATACGGGTTCGGTAATGCTCCCACTTCGTCCGCCAAAAATGCGTTTGGCAGACGTCCGTCAAGTCTTGAGTTGGAATAGTTCAACGGGATATATACATTCTCATTCAGCAGACATTTAATATCATCCCTACGAATTTTGAACCTATCCATTAATGCAGGACTTGACAATATAATCTCTCGGATTGCCGTTTTCACTTCTCTTGACAATGTTCCGTCCGGTGCGACCGAATAGAACTTTGAAAATTTCGGTTCACAAAAAAACAGCAGTATGAAAATGACGCCGATAATAATTGTCTTACCGTTCTTTCGGCATATTTCCAATAATGCTGTTTCATATTTTCGTTTATTTTTATTTCCCCTGTATACCGTACACAATACCGAGATAATCAGAAAAAACTGAAAACCCGCAAGACTTTCGTATACAGTTTGATTTTTTGCCATTCCCGACGGCATAATCATTAATTTTAATAGTTTGTCTATCAGTTGAACTTTTTTCTTTGATATGCAAAACTCGTTGTCTTGCTCATCTGCAATTTGCAAAAATTCTTTGCATTGCAGTTTGACGTATTTCGGCGCGTTGATTTTTCCGTCGCAAACGTCTTGCGCATATCTATACGCTTTGTGTTCTCTATCCATCATATTCGTTCGCCTCTTTCAGTGCATTTAACAGCGGGTCCTCTTTGTTTTTGCTCGCCGTTAAATTTAAACTGCCTATCTTTGCTCGTGCCTGCGGTGACAGACACAATTCATTACAACAACGGTACAAATCTTTTGTGTATTTGTCCTTACTTGCCATAAAATCTTTATTAAAAATCAATGAAAAATCATCATTTATTTTGCGTTCTATATCCTGTAATCGGTCAACTGCAATAGAAAATTGAGTTAAAATATACACGTCCAAATTACTCAAAATTCCGCTCTCGTCCAATTCCTTTTTTATCTTTCGGAAAATCTTTTTTTGATTGTTCGACAAATACGTCGGAGGTCGGAGGTTATCAGCTTTCCCGCGAATTTTCTCTTCGACTTCTTGACGTTGTTTTTCTTCCGATTTTGTGTTGTGTCGTGATTGTGTTTTTACCGATTTCGCCGGTCGTGCCATACCTCCCTCACCTCTCGTATTTTTTGAATTTTAATTTAAAATTTCATTTTGGGAATTTTTTGCGTGCTTATACCCCCTGTTTCCTGTACAAATCCCCCAGCCGAAAAAATTCTAATGGCCGGGGGGTGTCTGTTCCTGCTCTAATGCGATTTTCTGCAATACTTTTTTCGGAATTTCGCCGCTGTCTGCCATTTTATGGTGGCAGTCGCAAAGGCTGATTAAGTTACTGTTTTCATCACGCAGTTCGTAATTGTCTTTAAGTGGTACAATGT